GGTAGACATGGGTTAATCCCTTATTTCGGAAGTTTGAGGAAGGCCTGTTGGCCATGCTTGCGGATGTAGTCCGCTTTGTCGCTGGCGCTCATTTCGGAACGTTTGAGGCTGCCACCACCGTTTGGTTTGTGTCCGCCCGCGCCGGTGCCTTCCGCGCGTGGGAACAGATGCGAAGCCGTCTCCTTAAGAGACTCCGCCCACTCAAGCGGGCTTAGTGGGGTTTTGCCGTCTTTACCGAACAGAACATCGCCATTTGCATCAACTGCTACGGCCTCGCCTTCGTCGTTGAGCTGGAATGTGCCTTTGGCACGCAGGATCAGATCGTCAGATGCTTCCGGCAGTGCGCCAGCTTTTGACGCTGCTGCACGGATTGCATCGCCCAGAACTCGATCCCGGAATTTGTTGGAGAACGCTTCGGCTTTGTCCGCGCGTTCATTTGCGGCTTTAATCTGCTTATCAACGTCAGCACGCAGACGCTCGGTGCGCTTATTGAGCACCTCATCGATTTTTCCGGCGGCAATCAGCTTTGCCTCTTCGTCGTCGGAAAAACGCTGGAGAATGCCGCGCACAGCGTCTGGATCGATACCTTCAAATCGGGACAGGTTTTCTTTCTGCTGTTTAATGGTGCCCAGCAGTTCGCTATTTTTCGTTTTGAGGCCAGTAACTTCGCTGGTCACGCGCTCATCAATCAGCTTCTGGATTTCAGGAGTGATTTCGATACCACCGCCACCGCCGCCCTCACCGCCGCTTTCAGGTGCGTAATATTTCAGAAGCATGTTTCGAATTAACATAATTTCCCCTCGGGATTTTGCCGGGCCTCGCCCAAAAAAAGCCCCGGCGGATGCCAGGGCGTGGAGTAAGATGTGATTGTTAGTTGTCTGTGCCTGAGAGCTGCTTCAAACGTTCCAGGCTGATCCATTCGCCTTTGTCAGTGAACATATCAGCCAGGTCGATTTCACCCGCGCGGAACAAACGGCCACGCTCGGCACCCAGAACCTGATCCTGGCGTTGTGCCGGCTGGCGCGCGAGCCATTCCAGATATGATGTTTTCCCCGGTACCTGTCCATCCATGCTGGCACGAGTCCCCTCGTCCATCTCGTCGATATCGATGCCGAGTTCGCGCCACGACTTGAGGATCAGGGTTTCAGTAGAACGACAGCAAAAATGGATTTTCCCGGGTCCCTGCAGGTAAGGCACCTTATGCCCGACCGGTTTGTTATCCAGGGTGTAGCGCAGCAGATCACGAATAATGCAGTCGTGGCTGGTTTTATTGTCCAGCGTAGACAGCCACTGCTTTCCTTTTACGATATCGCTGTTGGCACTGGTGAAGCTGTTGCGTGATGTGGCAGCCAGATGATTCACGGCTGTTTTAGCGATGCTGGCGGCGTTTGCCCTGCTCATCTGCAGCGCGCCGTCGCGATAATCTTTGTTGGCGTGGCCACGAACACTGCGCGCGATTGTTTCTACCGTGTCGCCGGCAAGATACCCCCTGCGGACGGCATTCACTATCCGCGCAAGCCTGTCCGATTCCAGATTCTCCGCCCACTCACTCAGCAGCCTCCCCTGAAAGGGCTGTGCCATAGCCGCGGCATACACCATATCGGAGGTGATGCCCTGCAGCGGATAGTGAGACAGGACCTGTGAAGGCAGAAGGGAATCGAACAGGCTCATCTGATAACTGGCCTCGTTCTTTGCCAGCGCCACCAGCTCACTCTCGAGCCCGGCCTGCATGGTGGCTACGGCCTGATGGTTAAGATCACGCACACTGCCCAGTAAACTCTGCAGACGGCTAACGGTGAAGCTCTCAGGAGGCAATCTGTCGAGCGCATCGAGCAGGCGTGCCGACAGGTCTGCGTCCGTCTCGTTGAGCAACTTCACCATCCGGTTTGCCACGCCTGTTGCGTAGCGGCTAATCCAGACGGAATGAGCAATAGCCTCATCCCGCAGGCTTTCGTTCACGGTTGCCATATTAGCCCCCGGTCAGCGTTGGTGCCTGATTGCGAAGCGTATCAATAACCTCGTCAGGACTGTCGGCCGGGTCAATGAGATCGAGCTTCTGTAATGCTCGAATCATATCGCTATCGCGCAGCGCACCGGACTGCCAGGCATTGACGATTGCCGTCACCATGCCTGACTCGGCAACTTTCGCGATGAATTCCTGGTTGATCGTGTAGCTCGTCGATTCACCCTTGATGCCGAGATATTTCGCACACCAGCCAAGCGCCAGCGTGTAGGCCTCAGAAACGTTTGAAACACAGATACCGAGCACCGATGTTGATGATGTTTGCTCACCGCTCGCCTGGGTTGCCGTCTTCGCCGTGGCGTTCTGCTCAATCAGCCGGGCACCCAGCTGCACCATGTAGTCGCGCTTGTTGTCCATGGCCTCTTTAGCCAGCATGTTGGGCTGCGCCTGGGCGTAACCAAACGAGCCTTCTTTGGGAAGCAAAAGCGGTGATCGGGAACCAATTTTCACGCCCTTCTTCTCGAGGTGGTCGCGCCAGTTGGTATCGAGCCCGGTCATATACGGCTGCACCTGGCCACAGAACCACACGCTGTCTTCATAGTCAGCACTGTTACGGTAATGACCGTGGTTTATTTCCACCAGCGCGGCCAGCGGAGAGTCATCGATAGTGGGATCGTTGTTCTGGGCGCCGACAAAGGTAAACGGAATTTCATCCCAGTAGTCCTTTCCTTTGGGCTTAGGATGATATTCGCTGTCGACGGCGTAGGTTCCGCTTGCTGTGCCACCTGCCCGGCGCCATACGCGGCATATGAACCTCCCTTCTTCCAGCGCCAGCTCGCGGTACTGGATTTCATCCTTGTAAGCGTAACCATCCGGCTCTTCTACGCATTCGCGCAGGACCACCAGCACCAGCTGATCACGTCCGTTAATACGCTTTGTTCTCCAGTTGATGATGTTCTCTGCCGGATAGCGGAGGATGATCGCCTCATCGGAGGCTTCAGCGTAATCGACGTAAATGCCCTCTCGCGCAACTTCCAGCACGTTCTCGGTCACCAGCTGCGACTGCTGGTAAATACTGGTGCCGGCCCCGTCAGCATTGTCTAACAGGTATTTGAGCTTCTCCGGGCCGTTAAAGGTGGGATCCTTTCGATATGCCATGCCAAGCATGCCGATCTTCGTATTACCTGCAATGGCGTAGAACACCGCACGGCTTAGATAGTCCTCATTGCGCTTGCGATTGCGTGTGGATTTATCGGTTGGGTCGAGATAAGGCAGATACTCATTACCCGCCGCTTTTACGGCCTCAGCTCCTTTGCAGAAGTCCCTGTATTTCCTCCAGGCAGCAGAAGCCGCCCGGTGTTCTGGTCGAACCCAGGTGATGTCGTCGTTTGCCATATCAGAAAGTGGTATCCATGGTGATTGAGTATGCCGGTTTCACGATGGGGTAATCCTTCACGATGAAGTACCCACCAGCATCATTGGGGTGATCGTTATCAGCTGATTTGTCTGGTTCGCCATTGGCCGCCCAGATTTGCTGCTCGAGGCTCTCGGTGTAAACCGGGCAGTTCTGCACGTTAACCAAATAGCGGCGCTCGCCGTTGGCGTTGCAGAACATGGCGTTCATCGAGTTGATGCGGTCTTTAACCGGCGGGTTGGCATCATCAACAATGACGCTGAACCCGGCATCATTAAGCTGGGCAATATCGGTCTTGCTGGCGTTCTGCGATTTGCGGGAGTCGCCTGACGCATCCGGATAGATGTAAATCTCCCGGCTCTTCACGTAGCGACCGTCATCATAGCGCCAGAACTCTTCCTGAATGCGCTTTATCATCGCCGGCGTGTCGTAGACCTTCACCAGTTCACAAACCGCGCGCGGAAGGCCGTTACGCTTTACGTGAACAATCGCGGCCATTTTCCCCACGTTGAAGTCCATACCGATAAACAGCGGATCCCCGTCCTGAATCTCGTCAGAACAGTTATTCAGCTTTCGGTTGAACGTGTGGTAAATGGTCCCGCTGTTGAGGTTGGTGAATTTCCCGCGCAGGTATGCCTGAATCAGTTCGTCAGGGTAAGAGCTCAGCAGCGACGGGATGTAATCCGCGGGCAGGTTCTTCGCGTTATCGAACGTGCTGGCCTGTATCAGACCGTACAGGGCCGAGAGCTCTGGTTTTTCACGCACCGCCTTCACGAACTGCTGGTAGACGAATTTAAACCCTTCCGGCGTGGTCGTGACGTCAATCCCGTTACGCAGCCCATCAACCTTGTAACGCATACGGGCTATGATTTTTCGCCACGCCTGCTGCGCTTTGGCAGCCGCCATGACGTCCAGCTCATCCACCATCGCATTACCGATTTTGAAACCAACTATCGAGCCGGGCTTCTCCATCGAGCGGCAGATGGTGGTCCCGCGGAACCGTCGCCCCTCGTAGAAGTGAACCTCTTTGTTCCCCTCGTTGATTTTAACGCTCAGCCCCCAGTCAAAGGCCACCTCCTCTATCGTCGGGTAGAAGATGTCACGAATCTGCGGGTACGTCGGCGCGAAATAGCCCTGGTTAATCTTCGGATGCTCCCACATCCCTTTGCAGATGCCGCCACAACCCACCCACGTCTTACCAGAACCGAATCCGGCAACATAGGCTTTGAATTTGTGCTGCATCGCGAGGAAGCGCGCCTGAGGAATGTTAAGTGTCGGGCTGATCCTCATCGTCTGCCCTCGCATCCACTACGTTTATGTTGATCTGCACTGGGGTCGGTTCGTCATCTTCACCATCACCGGCCAGCTCTTTACGGAGTTTCTCAACCTCCAACTGCCGGCGTTCGAATTCAATCTGCTGGAGACGCTGCGCAAACTCGCTATCGGCCAAGCCAAGTCGCTTCATTACCGCTTCGAACATTCTTTCTCGGCTGATGGCTGTGATTTCGACGCCGTTTTTGCCAACCTTCACGCCTGAGTATGCGAGCCGGGAAATTGCGGGAAGTTTGCGTGTATCAGGGAAATAAGGCTGACCGATGCCGTCACCGTTGCAGCGCGGGCATTCTGGGTTTGGTTCTCGGTTGTGGTCGTAACCATAGCCGCCAGCGTCTTCTGGCAG